AAGGTCCACAGTCAAAACTGAAACCACTAATACTAAAACAGGGAAAAAAACAATTGTCTCTGAAAAACCTCTCGACAAAAAAGCACCCGAAGCCAGATCGATTGCCGATAGTTAATTATTATCAATATGAACAGGAAATAACAAAATGAAAGCGATACTTGAATATAACTTACCAGAAGACAAGGAAGAGTTTGATGTTGCATCAAAGGGAATGGATTGGGCATTACTTGCTTGGGACATAGACCAGTTTATCAGAAACAAGATCAAATATGAACAAGACAAAGATGGCATATTACAACTTGTTCGTGATAGACTACATTTTAATATGGAAGAAAAAGGATTAGAATTTCCTTCATAGAACTTATGGAAACTAAATTACATAAATTATTAAATTAAAAAGAGCGAATTATGACAAAATATTATGATAGATTTGATTTAGAGTCAGCTATCCAGACAGTTTGGCAGACCAAAGACGATTTAGATCTGATAACTCAACAAATGGTAGATGATCCAGAACCAATGACTGAAGATGACCTTGCAAACGTTATGGTCGGTTTAAGTGAATTACACGACATCCGATGCAAGAAATTATTTAGTGTGTTTGAGACTATGTTACGCGAAAAGTCTTTTACCAATACAGGATATTCTTCTGTTGTTTTAGGTGAATCTTCTGTGAAAGATGAAATCCCCCCAAAAGAATAACGTTATCAAGATTGACTTGACTTTTCTTCTCTCTATTGTTATAATAATACTATAATTAAAAAACTTTATAAGAGAAAGTCATGAGAACACGAAAAAGTTTATTGAATGAAATGCTTTGTTTGTCAGAAGTACGCGGAGAACTTGATGTTTCAAGTAATGCCGAAATCGAATGTAGATTGAAAGAAATTGATACTGAAATAAAAAATTTGAAAAAAGGAAAAAAATAATGATATTAATTGATCTGAGTCAAATACTATTTGCATCGGCATCGATGTCTATGAAAAATGGTAAAACTGACATAAACATTGTTCGACACATGACATTGAATAGTTTGAAAAAGTATCGAAAAGAACATTTTGATGAATACGGAGAATTGGTTATATGTTGTGATGGTAAACACTCTTGGAGAAGAGAGGTTTTTCCACAATACAAAGCAATGAGGAAATCTGGAAGAGAAGCTTCATCAGTGAATTGGGGTGAAATTTTTGAAATGTTCAATCAACTCAAAAAAGAAATCAAAGAAAACTTTCCTTATCGCGTAATTCATGTTGATACTGCTGAAGCAGATGATATCATAGGAACATTAGTTTTGAGCAAAAGAAAAGAAGGTGAAAAAACACTGATTGTTTCCAGCGACAAAGACTTTATACAACTACAAATGAACGACAATGTGTTCCAATACTCTCCTGCTACAAAGAATTTTCTAAATGGTGTTGACCCACAAGAATATCTAAAGGAACATATTTTGAGAGGTGACAAGGGAGATGGAATCCCAAACGTATTGTCATCGGATAACGTTATTGTTGATAAAATAAGACAAACACCCATCACCAAGAAAAATCTTGAAGTTTGGATGAATGGTTCTTTACCGAAAGAACACTCTCATAGATTTGAAAGAAATCAAGAACTTATCGATTTAAGACACACTCCGAATCACTTGATGAGTGAAATTATCGAACAATATGAAGAAGAACCAATCGGCAATCGAAATAAACTTCCTGCTTATTTCACAGAAAACAAGCTTGAAGTTCTATCAAATCACATCGGAGATTTTTAGTCCATATGCACATATTATAAATATTGATATGAAAACATTTTCCCAATATATCGACTTACAAGAAAAACTCATCCTCTACAATCAAGGCAAGAAATATGGGCAGATAGTGTTCTTGGCCGGAGGTGCAGGTAGTGGAAAAGGTTTCGTAATTAAGAACTTCATGCAAGGTGAACTCTTCAAAATTCGTGATGTTGATGAGTGGAAAAAATCACTGATGAAATTGGCTGACGTTCAAGGTAAGTATCCAGAAATTCAAGGATTGAATCTGAAAAATTCAAAAGATGTTTATAAAATCCACCAGTTTGTCAAGAAAGCAGGAATCAAGGATAAGTCTCTTGACCTTCTACTCAGAGATGTTAATTCTGATAGATTACCGAATATCATGTTTGACATCACTATGAAAGATGCAAGTGACATTTCAACAATAATCCCAAAATTAGAAGAAGCAGGATATGACTCTAAAAATATTCATCTTACATGGGTATTGACAAACTATGCTGTAGCAATCGTCAATAATCGTAATAGAGAAAGAGTTGTTCCAGAAGATATTATGTTGTTATCGCACGAAGGCGCGGCAACAAATATGTACGATGTAATCAAGGGAAAACTTCCAAGAGGTCTAAATGGAGGTATTCGCGTTGTTTTGAATAATCGAGAAAATACCATTCCTTATGTCGATCCTAAGACAAAGAAACCAGTAAAAACCAAAACTGGCAACATAATTGTTACAGATTTTACCTACCTGACCTTCAAAAAAGAAGGTAAATCGTTTGCTCCCGAAGCAGATGTGAAGAAAGAAGTTCTAGGATGGATTTCTGCTAATGTTCCTAAAACAAAACTTACCAAAGATTTTTCCACTGAACAGTAAGAAAAGACTTGACAAAGGTCCCAACATTCTGTATAATAGTACATGAAGAGTGAGGAAAGGAAAAGAATGTCAAAATCATTAAAGATTTTAAGAAAAGAAATGTTAAATAAGTATTCGGGCAAAATGTCGGGATATGAACATCTTGACGATGGAACAGGTGACTATTCCAAAAAACCTGCTGGATTGGAAGATGGAACAGATAAATTGGTATCAAATTACAAAAATGTTACTCCAGGCGAAGAAAAGACTTGACAAAGCGTCGATGACTTGGTATAATATAAGTATAGTGAGGTTAAAAAATAACCATTTTTATGAGATTATATTATGATGAAAACAAACCTAGTTGAACAGAAATCAATGCTTGCCAAATTGATGGCAGCAGAGAACATTACTGTTGAACACAAGAAAATCCCTACCGCAGCATTCGATATAAAAAATCGAGTTCTCTACTTACCTATTCTAAAATGGAAGCCTGGTTCAGATGTTTATGATCTGTTTTGTGCCCACGAAGTTGGTCACGCACTTTGGACTCCGTTTGATGGATGGCATTCTTCCATAAGTGAAAAAGGTAAAGGTTATAAATCCTTCCTGAACGTTATCGAAGATGCTCGTATCGAAAAGAAAATTAAGAGAAAATTTGCTGGTGCTCGTAAGTGTATGTTGGGCGGTTATATCGAACTGATGGATGAAGATTTTTTCGGATTACGAAAGATGGGAGTTGACGCTAATGATCTTGGTTTGATTGACCGTATTAATCTTTACACTAAAGCTGGAACTCAGTATTCGATTGATTTCACTGATGAAGAGCGAGAGTGGGTTGAAAAAGTTATGAGAACCGAAACATGGGAAGATGTTGTTGAAGTTACCGATGCTCTTTATGAGTGGTGTAAAGAAAACGAATCTGAAACCGATAATAGTTACGGCGATTTCGATGAAAATGATGAAGATGATTGGAATGAAGATTATGACCCCGATGATTATGAAGAAGATGAAAATACTTCTCCTATTGGTTCCGGTGAAAAAAAATCGGATGATGACTCTGAAAAATCAGAAGAAAATAAAACCAAACCTTCTTCTAAGTCAAACGAAGATTCTGATGAAGAAAAAGATGGTTCGGAAACCTCTTCAAATAATTTTGAAGGTGGAAAAAGTGATCCATTCAGTGATAACAGAGAAGATTTTGCTGGTGGTTCTAATGATAATAACGAACCAACTTCAATGACTGATGAAGCTTTTAGAGAAAATGAAAAAGAATTATCAGACATGAGCGATAATGTTAGTGTTCCTAAGTATTTGACTTTTCCTAAAATCAATACATCTTCAATTGTTGTTGACCATAAAGTTATTCACGAAGAATTGAACAATTATTACAATAAAAATGAAGGTGCTGTAGATACTGGAAACGAAATGTTGAAAACGTTCAAAAAGAACAATGGTAAAATGATTAGTTACATGGTCAAAGAGTTTGAAATGAAGAAAGCTGCTGATATTCATCGTAGAGCATATACTTCTAAAAGAGGCACTCTTGATATGAATAAGATTCACGCTTACAAGTATAGTGATAATATTTTTCGTCAAATCACAAACTTGCCAGAAGGTAAGAATCATGGTATGGTGATGTTCATAGATTGGTCTGGTTCGATGCACGGATATATGAAAGACACCATTGAGCAGTTGATAAACTTGACTATGTTTTGTCAGAAAGTTCAGATTCCATTTGAAGTGTATGCTTTTACTGACCATTACCGAGATTATAATTGTGATGATGATAGAAATAATCATCATTGGTCACGAAACCGCGATTCTGGTTATGATGAAACTTCTGCTGGAAAGAAAATATCAAACTACAAGAAAAATGATTTGATAATCAGTCAGCACTTACGTTTGATGACATTATTTTCTTCTAAAATGAAAGGTCGAGAATTGACAGAAGCATATAGAAACATATTGTTGGTTGGTGACACGTTTGCAAATTATTATGGTTATAGAGACAACCCTTACTTTGGAGCTCCAAACAACTTTTCTCTAAGTGGAACTCCGTTGGATGCAACAATTCTTTGTGCTAAAACGATTGTAGAAGAATTCAAGACAAAGACAAAAGCTCAAATCGTTAATGTCGTATTTCTAACCGATGGTCAAAGTAATCGTTCCAATGAGTTTCTTGGTGACGATGGTTGCACACAACATATAGATCGAAAAAATTTACATATTGATGACCCTGTAACCAGAACAAGAATTTATCCTAATAGAGAAAGTGGAAAATTAATGGATACCACTTCAATTTTCCTTTTAGCTCTCAAAAAACAATTAGGAATAAATCTTCTTGGATTTTTCCTGACTTCTGGTTCTGGTAGAAGAACTGCTGGAAATATGTCTTATATAATGGAAAGATATCCAAGAGATGAAGAAATTACTAAGTTTCGTAAAGAAAAGTTTTTGATTGAAACAAAAACTTCTTATGATGAACTCTACATTATCAATACAAAAGGTCTTGAAATTGATGAAGTAGACCACATGGATGCTGTTGAAGTCGGTTCGACTAAAGCACAAATCCGAAGAGCATTGAAAAAGAACACCAGCGGTAAATTACAGAATCGTATGTTACTCAATGCATTTATCAAAAAAGTCGCTTGAAGTGAAGAAAAAACTTGACAAAGAGTAGATGATTTGATATAATATAGTTATGGAATGAGAAAAGATGACTTTTCTCTTATTGTGAAACCCTCCCACACGGAGATTATTTGTTATGAAAAAAATTAAACTGTCCCCAGCAAAAATAAAATTTGTGAAATGTGCTCAATCTCTATACGGAGAAGAGTCGGTCATTTCTAAAAAACAAGTTCAAGATGTGACTAGTAATCACAATTTGGGTTTGCCAAGTTGGTTTACGCGTTCACCCTTTACAGTTAATCGGGGTATGTATAAACTTCCCAATTTAGATGGAAATTTGGATATTGAAGTTACAACTATTCCAAGTGTAACCAAGTCTAGTTCAAAAAGTATAGTAGCTTTTGCTAAACCAGAAAAAAGAGAAACACCAGAAATGGTATCAAACGTTATTGAATTTCCTAAAAATACCGAATCTTATGTTCCCGATAAAGTTGGTGGATATGTAAAATTTGGTCATTACAATGACGTGAAAACTATCAAAAAAGCTGGTAGTTTTTATCCTATCTTCATTACTGGTTTGTCTGGAAACGGCAAAACCATGATGATTGAACAAATCCACGCAGAACTAAAACAAGAACTTCTCAGAGTCAACATTACTATTGAAACTGATGAAGATGATTTGATTGGTCATTACGCTCTAATTGATGGTCGAACAGTTTGGCAAGACGGACCAGTTACTATAGCAATGGAACGTGGTGCTACTCTTCTTCTTGATGAAGTTGATTTAGCATCAAACAAAATTATGTGTTTACAACCTGTTCTGGAAGGAAATCCACTTCTTATCAAAAAAGAAGGTCGAGTGATTCGCCCCAAAGCTGGTTTCACAGTTATGGCAACTGCTAACACTAAAGGTAAAGGTTCAGAAGATGGTCGATTTATCGGAACCAACATTCTCAACGAAGCATTTCTTGAGAGATTTCCAATCACGTTAGAACAAGAATATCCTACCATAGCAACCGAGAAAAACATCATAAACAAGTTGATGGAATCTCTTGGATGTCCCGATGAAGAATATGCTAAGAAATTGGTTGATTGGGCAGACTTGATTCGTAAAACCTTCTATGATGGTGGAGTTGATGAAATTATTTCTACCCGCCGGTTGGTTCATATTGTAAATGCTTTTTCAATCTTCAAAAATAGAATGAAATCAATCTCAATGTGTGTTGCTCGTTTCGATGACCAAACTAAAGACACCTTCATGGATTTGTATTCCAAGTTGGATGAAACTGTTACTCTGGAAGAATCTGAATCTGAAGAAGCTCACAGACTTTTGGATGAAGAATCAACTGAAGAAGTCGAAGATTATTCGTAATATATAACATAGGGTGTTGGTCAATCGATCAACATCCTATTATCATATCTAGTGAATTATAATGGAGAATAATGGAAGTTAAATTACCTGTCGAGGAATTGCGAGAAAATAAAATAATGGTTTGTACGCCGATGTATGGTGGAATGTGTTCTGGAATGTATTCTAAAGCATGTGCTGACCTTGCTACGGTAGCAACAAAGTATGGAATGGATTTGAAGTTCTTCTATCTTTTCAACGAGTCATTGATTCCACGAGCAAGAAACTATTTGGTTGATGAGTTTATGAGAAGTCATTATACTCATTTGATGTTTATCGATGCTGACATACACTTTGACCCGAATGACGTATTGACACTAGCTGCTCTTGATAAAGATATTATCGGCGGACCTTATCCTAAAAAATGTATTGCTTGGGAAAAAGTTCGGAACGCTGTTGATTCTGGATTAGCAGATGAAGACCCAAATGTATTGGAAAAATATACAGGAGATTATGTTTTCAATCCAGTAGAAAACACACACAAGATACAAATATCTGAACCTGTTGATACATTAGAAATCGGAACAGGGTTCATGATGATTAAGAAACAAGTATTCTTGGATTTCAAAGACGCGTTTCCACAATTTAGTTACAAACCAGATCACAATCGCTCTGAACATTTCAAGGGTGATAGAAATATTCATGCTTACTTTGATACTGTAATTGATTCAGAAGCATATCTTGGTAGTGTGTCAGGTGGCAGTGACCGATATCTTTCAGAAGATTATTTCTTTTGTCAATTTGCTAGAAAAATGGGATATCAAATATTTCTTTGTCCGTGGATGGAGTTAGGACATATGGGTTCATACGTCTTTACTGGTTCAATGGCAAGTCTCGCAAATCTAGAATTTGCATCACATGGAGCAGACCCCGCAAAAGTGAGTAATCATGGAAAACGAAGAAAAAAAACAAATTCAAAGAAGAAACGAAAATGAAATTGATTATGTTTTCGATGAGGGTAAGTATTTAAGTGAAATTTGGGATTCAATTGATAAAACCTATACTTCACATTACGCTCAAAACAAAATACAATCAACAGAATTTATTGCTGATTCGGGACACGGAGAAGGGTTCTGTATCGGAAATATAATTAAGTACGCTCAACGTTATGGTAAGAAGGGTGGATTTAATAGAAACGACTTGACAAAAGTCGCACATTATGTTATTATTATGTTATACTTACATGATAATTATTACAACCGTGAATCTCAAGGAGAACACAATGAAGTTAAGTGAAAGCACAGTATCGTTCCTAAAGAACTATGCTAACATCAATCAAAGTTTAGAATTTCGTGAGGGTAGCACTCTCAGAACTGTATCCCCTCTAAACACAATTCTAGCCTCTGTTGAAATCGGAGAAGATTTTCCTAAGACGTTTCCAATTTACGAATTGAATCGTTTTCTTGGAACTCTTTCTTTATTCAAAGACCCCGAACTAGTTTTTTCGGAAAGTAGTGTATCCATAAAAGATGGTAGTCATGAATCGACATATCATTATTGTGGTAGTAGTTCAATGTTTCAGACTCCACCTGAGAAAGAAATTGACTTTCCAGATGCGGAAGTTTCTTTTGAGTTGTCTGAAGAAATTTTTAAAAAGACTATCAATGCTGCTAACACTCTTGGTCTGCCAGAAGTTGTTGTT